GAGTGTCAAGGTTTTTAAGAACATTATCAAAAGTACCTAATCGATCAGCTTGAGCTGTTAACGCTGCAAATCCAGTAACAACGTTTCCGCGTGACTTGATAGCTGCAAATAGACCTTCTGTTCCTTTGGGTACAGCCGCGTTAGCGTTAGCTCCTTTAAGCTCACCTTCAATAACAGACATTTCTAAGTAGTCTTCAAAGCGCAAGCGTGTTTCAGCTTCAGCCTTCATGTACCACAAGTATCCGCTAGTTCCAGATTCTGTAGCAACTTCTACCCAACCAATTTGAGCTGTATCTGATCCGTTGATCACATACTTGTCTCTAATAATAATAGGAGAGTTGTTGTACTGAGTGAAAGCAGGCGTGATGCTTTTTTCACGTAGATCGCTAGATCCTTTATCGTATTCTGAACCGTAAACAAAAATCTTAAGATTAGTTTTACCGGTAAAGTCTACAACAGCTCCGTGAAGAGTTGCTTGAGTATAAGGTCTAACTGTTAAGTCATAGTTACCTGTAGTACCACTAGTACCTACTACTGCTTCAACAATACACTTTAACTCTGCTCCAGTTGCTGGCTCCATAACTACAATTGTTTGTAGTGCTGAAATAACGCCTTGAACTGTTGCTGATTGAGCGATTCTAAGGTTTGTAGTAGAAGTACAAGATACACTTTCGTAAGAAACGTGTAAACGATTCTGTTCAGACCATATAACTTGATCAGAAGTCATTGGCATCTCTGCACCAACCATACGTAAGAAACCAGACAAAGTCCTGTTTCCGTAACGCTCTACTTCTTGTTCATAAATCTCTGGAAGGTACTGCTGAGAAAAGTTTTTTCCATTAGCACCTGTAAAATCCAGGTAGTTAGTCGCCAAAAGCTGTTGCTCTTGCGACGGTGTAATTGAGCCAAATACTGGGCTCACTGGGATAACTGCCATAATTATTTATTTTAAATTTTAATTTTCTTAATTGTTAATTTTGAAGAATCATTTGAATTACCGCCTATCACTTTTACTTTTATTCCATTAACAAAACCATTTGTTTGAGCAGTTGCTCTGGGTTCTGCGCTTGGGTTTTTAGATCCATCGACTACCTCTCGGATTGCGTCGGCTTTTCCTTGTTCGTAAAAATGATTAGCAATAGTATCTACATTTTCAGCAGCATAAATAGCCTTATGATAACCTTTTGAATCTTTTATTTTGCCTTGATTGTCAAAGAACTTCCCGACTAGGTTTGTTATATTAGATTGTTTATCAGCTAGTTTATTTAGATCTTGAACACCATACCTAAACTTTTTTTGACCTACATTGAAATCAAAACCTTTGAAATCAGAGTTAAAATAGTCTTTAGTTTGTTCTACAAAATCATTATGTTGCTTAGATGCAGTCTCCTGCTCCTTCGTGTAGCGATCGAAAAACTCCATAGCTTTTTGTTGCTCCTGAGTTACGCCGGGTCTCAACTTGATATCGTCGTAGTATTTACTCTTAGTGCTTTCCAAAAAGTTTTTTGCTTTTGCGATTTCTTCTTTCATTGCGAGTTTCTTTTTGCGGATCTCTCGCTCCTCTTCTAGTTCTTCATCAAATGAAAAAGAATCTTCCATAAGAAAGTCTACTTCTTCATTATCTAAATGTGGCTTTGTTTGCTTATAATATTCTCTAAGCAATGTGTTATCATCAACATTAGAGTAATCAGCATTAAGTCTCACATAGTCTTCTATAGTTCCACCTGTCTCTTCCATAAAAGAAACAAGCTTTTCAATATTTTCTGGTAAAGGTTTACCTGTTTCTTCAGCTTGCTTTTTAGCTTCTTTAACTTCTTGCTTTACTTCTTCAACTTCTTCTTCTGTTATTTCTTGCAAGAGCACTGATGACTCTTCTTTTGAATCTTCAGCTTGAACGGTGCTTTCCCCTGGTGATACTTGTTCACCCACTTCTTGTACAACTTCGGTTGGTTTATCTGCAACCACTCCTGTTGTTTCTTGCTCTGTATCGGCATTGTTTTCAACTTTTGGTTCAGAAGGTATAACCACTTTAGTTACTTCTTCTTCTTTTTTTACCTCATCTTGAGGTTTTGACAAATTAACTTTTATAATCTCATTGGTCTTGTTTAAGTTTTTCATCTTTCTTTTAGACTTCTTTATTTTAAAGTCGCCTTCTTGTTTTACTGTTTCTGACATAATATAATATAATTAAATAAATAAAAGATTTATTCTGGACCTAATGACCCAAGATTAAACCCACTTAAATCATCATTACCTTCAGATTCAAAATTTATAGGTAATAAATCATTTTTTCTTTGATCAATCATTTCTGATTGTTGTGTTCCTTGTATTCTTGTTCTTTTATCTTTTCGATCTTCTATTTCTTTTTCTCTTTCTAATTCAACACCAGCTCTAGCTTTTGCTAATTGCATTTGATAATTAAATTCTTCAGCCATGAGTTCTCTTTTTATTTGAGCCTCGTTTTGCATACGCTGTATCTCAAATTGAGATTTAGCCTGCTCAAGATTTACTTTTTCTTGAGTTAAGGCTTGTTGCTTTTGAACTTCTGCCATTGCCGCAGCTTCTGTTGTTTGAGCATTTGCTTGAGCTTGTGCTTGTATATTTTTTTGAGCTGCTTCTTGCTTTTCTTTTTGTTTTTGAGTTTGTTTTAATTTTAAAAACTGATTAGCTAGTTTAATATTATTTATTTCTCTAATATCTATTGCATCAGAAAGATCTATTGATTGAGTTTTTAAAGCAACTTGAATATTTTGTTCAAGCTTAGCTTTTTCTTCTTCTTCTGGTTCTAATTGCAAATAAATACCAAAATCATGAATTTGTAAATTCATTAATTCTTCTAAAGTTTTTGTGTTAAATGTACTTACAGAGTTTTTTAAAGAATTTTTTGTTAAAGGATTTGATATTAAATCTGCTGCTTTTAAACTTATATTTTCACAAGTTCTTAAACCTATATACAATAAAGAATCTAATAAGTGCCTTGTTGCTACATTTGAAGCGTTAGCTGCCATTTTTTGCAAACCAACTAAAGCGTCTTTATCAGGCATACTTCCATCTCTTGCTTCATTTAATCCAGTTACATCACGTATCATTTGTAAGTAATACTGATATGTACCAATTAAACTTTGAATTTTAGCTTGACCAGACGATGATGATAATTCTGATATTGGCACTTTACCTGCATTCATACCACCTTCTTGAGTAAGTGATCTACCAACTATAGAACCAGTTTGGAAATACATGTTTAAAGCTTCAGCTGGGTTGTAATTTGTTCCATTACCTAAATCTACTTCAGCTAAACCGTCCATATCTAAAAATACACCATCAGGTACTATTCTTGACATTACTTGTTGCAGTTTAAGATGAGTAAGTTGTATCATATCTGCAAAGCCACATATTTTGCCTACCATAGATTCAATTCTACCTTTATATATTCTAGGTGCTGATATACAATAATTCATTTCAACTTTTGTAGTATCGGCATATGGCCTAGTCATGTTTTCTGCTAGTTTCCATTCTAACATATAGTTATTTCCTAAAACTTTAGCGCCAGTATATAAAACTTCTATTGTTCTAGTTACTATATCATATCTATCACTTTCTGGAGGATTATAACCATCAAACTTAACTAAAGCTTTTTCAAGACCTTGATCTGTTTTCTTTATTTTAAAAACCTGATCATGATATGTTTTATATTCAAAATACATTACTTGTATTGTGTTTTGATCATAATTACCCCAACCTGTTATATATTGAGAATTACCAGGCATTTGTTGTATTTTAAGTAATTCTTTTTCCGGTATACTTGGATATTGCTTCTTTAACTCTGGTATAGTTATAGATTTTACTTCGCCTACGTAATAAATATCTTCAAAATTAGGGTTTTCGGTATATGAATAAACCATGTAAGCAGGATCAACATAATCAATTTTAATACCTTCTGTTTTATTAAATTGAGTTTTACAAGCTCCTATACCTATAACTGCTAAATCATATGCTAATCTTTTTTTAGTTTCTTCATATTTGTTGCTTGCTAAAACATTATTTATAACTTCTTCCTCAGCAATTTCAACTTGTTGTTTAAAGTTCATTTGCATGTATAAATCTAACTCTTCTTTACTAGCGGGTAATTCTTCAGGATTAGACGTATTAAATATATCTACATTTAAATTTTCTTTAAATTCACTAAGAACTGGTTTTAGATTTATATCTCTTAAAACAGCCTCAGCGTATTTTGTTTTTTCTTGTACAGAGTATGGGTCTTGCGCAACAGTGTTTATTTGATATCCTTTTTCAGACATTCCATTAACAACAATATCTACAAACTTAGGTATAACAGCAACTGGTGTCCAGTCTAAATTAAGATAAGATAAATCACCATTTATAGACAACTCATCTTTATATTTAGATACAGACTGCTCTCCTCTGGCATATAACCTTAATTGGTGAAAATTACTGTAGCTTTGAGCATATCTATTTCCTGATCTTCCTTCTTGAAACCATTCTCCTTCAATAGCTCTACCTACTTGAATACCATATTCTAAGCTTGATTTTTCTTCCTCACTTACCACTTGGTTTGGAAAAGAACTGTTTGTATTAGTTTGGATTTTCATTTATTAAAGTATTTTTGAAGTATTTCCACTATTATTATATTTTTTAATACCTAAATCAATAGGTTTATATATTTTCTTTTGAGCAGGCATATACCTATTCTTATTGCAAGCCATCAAAGCTAATCCTGAACTAATAGAAGCATCATGCTTTGTTCTATTATTTATATTGAATTTAGCCCAATCATTTAATGTTCTTTGGAAATACATATCTCCATATCCATTTTCTAAAATACCAACGTTAGTATTTATATAAGTTTCAATAGCAGCTGCGTGAGCTTGCTTTATATCTTCACTCGAATTTGGTATTCCACCTATTTCTCTTTCAGTTACTGATAATTTATTCCATATCTTATCTGGTCTATTCATTGAATAACCTCTGTAACCTCTTCTTTTAAAGTGATATAATAATCTAGGCTTATTATTCTCTGCTAATATAGGCATACCATAAAAAATACAAGCCATTAAAACATCTTCAAAAAATATCTCAGCTGTTTGAGGTCTAGCTATGTATTCTAAAAAGAAATGATTAGGAGGTATGTTTTCCATACTAAACTTAGTTAAGCCATGTAAAGAACCATTAGAACCTCTACCATCTACTGTACCTGATATATCATAACTATCACAACCAAAAGCACCTAAGTGCTCATTTCCAGGATGTTTGCCTTTATTATCTATTACAATTCTATTTTGTAATTCTAAAGCTGGAACCCACGATATATTAAACCTACCATCTTTATTTGGAACAAATATAACTCTAGTATCTTTTTGACCATTTTCCCATTGAAAGCTACCAACTGTTATTGTTGAAGTATTTTTTAAATCAACATTGTAATCTATCTGCTCATATATCTTAGTAAGATTAAACAAGGATTCTTTTGCTTCATCTCTAAATGCATGTTCTTCTGTTCTTGGAAACTGCCTAAAATATTCATTTAAACCGTCTTGGTCTTGCTTTAATCCTTCAACTTCATTATTCCAATGATCTATAACTCCTTGTTCTATTGTATCACCAAAAGCATCTACCGTTTCTTTTTCAGGTTTATCAAATACTGGATAGCCATAAGAATCTATAAATCCTTCATAATTCCACTCCATTGGTATAAATAAAGAATACAAGCCTGAGCTTGTTTGACCATTAGCATTTCTTTTTTCAACATTAGAACTATAATAAAGCTTTTTAAAGTTTTCACCACCTTTATCTAAAGAGTTTGATGTTGAACCCATCATGCATTTACCTATAATTCTACTACCTAGTCTTAAACATGTTTTAGTAACACGCCAATTATTTAATATGTTTGTTGGCTTTTCCCATTTACCTGATTCATCATGAANAAGTAACTTTAGTTTCTCACCATCATAAGAGTTATCTCCTGTATTCTTCCAGTCTATTGTTGTATCAAGACCGGATATTTCTTTAAGCTTTTCGTTATTGTCCAGCTTTTTTCTTGTAAACTTTGTAGCCGGTACTCTATACGCCAGTTCTGTTTTTGGCCGATCCATTCCATCTTGTATGGGTTTGAAAAAGAAAGGGTAGTTGACTGATATTGGTACAACTTTATCGGTAAACATCTTTTTAGCATCTGGTCCTGATTTTGATAATATACCAAATCTTGAGTCTGTCGATATTGTCGCAGCGTTGACTGTTTCACCTGATGCCATGAACGAAAAGCCACTCCGTCTATTTTTAAGGTAGCACATTCCATAGCTACGTTTATCGGCTCTACAGGCTTCCCAGAAGATGTAG